GTCTGGCCATTGTGGCCGTGCCATATAGGCACCCGCTCCGCATCTCTACGCGAGTAATTCTCGGGTGAGGTGAAGAGACTACTGTCCGACGGTTGAGGCGCCGAACGATAGTAGATCCCACACAATCTGCCTCTTGGAGGTAGTATGTGTGCGCTTCGAACCAGAACTTCGACTAACAACTTGCCCTCTGTGCAAACGACGGCCCAATACTGGAAACCGTCAAACACAGGGTGCCCGCCGTTGCAGTTGGTTAACTTGGTGCGGTTCGCAGACTCTCATGAGTCTTACGTCCCGTATGAAGAATCAACTACAATGCACGACGTTGTTACCCCCGATTTTTATCGGAGGAGTCACGCTGGTGAAATTATCAATAACCAGTATGACAAAACGAAGGTCACGGTAATAAGAGAACCTGTTTCTTATTACGAAGGTCGGTTACTGTATACTCTGCTCAATTGTGCAGGGGTAGGTACCAATCTTCATAACGTGACTACTGGTGAAAGGCGTTTTGGCACGCGTTCTCCGACTTTGTTACTCGGTGCAACGTATGCTACCGCCCCCACGCTGGATGTCGAAAGGATAAAGAATATCGCCGTCACTGGTGCGCACGCGAAAGCGAACGAACAGGACGTCGAAGGACTTGTCGTTTTGGCTGAAGGTGAGAAAACCATCAAGTCTCTAACTTCCATGACCTTGCGGGCGATCAGAATTTTGAGAGCCCTAAGGAAGTGGGATGTACAGAGACTATACCGTGAGATGACTCCTAAAGAGTTGTCTAATCGGTGGATGGAAGGTCGCTACGCCATTCGACCATTCGTGAAAGATGTGACGGACATTGTGAAAGCGATCACTCGTGACCGCTCTAACAATCCGCTACGTCGCACTTATCGGTCGGGGCACAGCGACTCGAGCACCAACACATTTGCTGGGGTAGTTACTTATTCTAATAGTAACTACTGGTCTGTCATAGCGGATAAAGAAACCACTGTGACAGTATCTGCTCGAGGTGGCGTGTTGTCAGCTATTGATGCGATCTCAGAAGCAACAATCTGGGGTCTTAATCAACCGTTTTCAGCGATGTGGGAACTTGTCCCATTTTCGTTTGTTTGCGATTGGTTCTTCAATGTTGGCAAAACAATAGCTGCTTGGTCCCCAAAATACGGGATTAGGGAGCTAGCCTCATGGGTGACCGTCGACACGACGGTTTTGGAGGTGATCCAGACAAATCGGATTCAACTCGGTTCATGGAACGGCGGTACTCAAGTTTATGAGAACGCTGCAAGTGGATCAGGCGGATCTGTCACGAGAGTGACAAAAACGAAAGTCCGGATTCCCAAACCTACACTGTCCGTAACTCCAACCTGGAATGTTAGGTTGGATGCGGCAAAACTTTTAGACCTTGCTATTATGGGGAAACGTTTCCTCTAAATGGCGAAAGGTACGTAGGAGTAATTTCCAGATGCAACCTAACACAGTTACGTTGTCAGTGGATGAAGAGAATGACGGCGTAGGCCCAGTGAATCATGTCTTCACGCGTTTTGAAGAATTTCAAAATCGCTCGGTTTACATCGGTGCATCCACACGATGTTGGCCAAAGACACACTGAGTCTCTATCGGACTTTTCCGAAGCCATCAGGGAACTTTAAGGGAGTATGTAAAACTTCCTTTAAGTTTTCCAAGGACATCTCGGTGACCGGGGTAGACGGCGTTTCACAGCTGACCGCCCCAATCATCGTTGAAGTCGCGTTCTCTCTTCCGGTCGGGGCTACTCATGCGCAGGTTCTGCTTGCGCAACAGAGGGCCCTGTCCATGTTGGACCTGGATTCTGTTATGACTCCTTTAAACGAACAACTGATGGTTTAGTCTTATGAAAACTCATAAGATTACCGTAGATCCGGAAATATCTCGGACTATGGCGGCCGTCGCGGTGCTCGTAGATCTTATTCTGCGGGTGCTTACGTTGATCGGAGTTCGTAAGTAGGGTTCAGGAGGAATCGTGAAAAACAATTCCAAATCCAAGCACCACCTAAACTCGAAAGGGTTTGGGAAAACACTTCCCGGGGATTATCCTTGGAAAGTACTCGGCTGGTTAGCCGAGGACCTTTGTCAGTACCTCACCGTAGAAGAGAACGAGAGAATTACTGCTATCGTGCGTCTTCGTGACGTAGATGCAGTGCTCGCTCTCGGTGAGGAGTGGGGCCTACAGGGTATGCCCGACACTGGTGGATCGCTCTCGGAAAAGAGGGCGAAATACCAACTGGCAGCACTTCTCAAGAAGTTCCGATTTCGCACAGAGCGTGAAGCACGACTCTTACGGGCCAAGGAGAAATTCTTGGCCGGTGAAGAGAAGTGCGCTTGGTTTAACCGGGAAGGTTTTTCCAAGCTCTCTTGTGCGACGGAATCATGGATGGTCAATGTGTTTACTTACGCACGATCATTCATGGAGAAGTTGTTAGGGTTCGAACTACCGGACTCTAGCGTGATGACGGAAAGGTCGCGTCATGGACCTGGTGCTACTCTGGACACGGCGAGCGGCTGCGTATCGAGCTATCATAAGTTCGAGAAGTGGCCGTATCAGTGTACCAGGGCGGCACTCAGGAGTGCCCGGGAACTAATCAGTAGCGACGAGCGCTGGCTTGGAGCACTAGAAGACGATTATAGGAATCGCTTCGGAATTCCGAAGCATACGATTCTTGATCGTCAGGTGTTCTGGGATTCAGTTCTTGAAGTTGTTGATGGTAACCGGATCGCCTTCGTTCCGAAGGACGCCCGGGTCGAGCGTTCTATTGCGATTGAGCCAACCATGAATTTGTATCTTCAACTCGGAGTCGATGGTTTTATCCGTAAGCGTTTAAAACGCTGGGGTGTAGACCTAAACTCTCAGGAGAAGAATCAACGGTTGGCTTTCTTAGGGTCAGTGGAACCTGTCAATCCTTTTGTTACGATTGACTTGGCAAATGCCTCTAATACTATTAGTACGAGGCTTTGCGCTCTGCTGTTACCCCGAGAATGGTACACCTATCTCATGAATCTGAGGTCCCCAAAAGGATCCTTAGATGGAGCCGTAATCTCTTACGAGATGATTGGCTCTATGGGAAACGGTTATACCTTCGCATTGGAGTCTGCTCTTTTCACAGCAATTATATATGCTGTGACGAGGGAGACCCTTGGTTCTGTTGACCCTAAGGAATGGGCTGTGTTCGGTGATGATCTTATCATCCGACAAGACCTGTCTGAAAGGTTGATGGAAGCATTGGCCAACTGTGGCTTCGAGATCAACACGCAGAAATCCTATATTAAGGGTCCTGTGCGCGAATCTTGCGGCACCGATTGGTTCCACGGAAAACCTGTTAGACCTGTATTCCTCTCTGACCCTCCGTCTGAGATTGATGAGCTCTTCAGCGATATAAACCGCTTGAAGCGCATTCTCGATTTACGATGGGGGATAGAGGAGTCGAAGACCTTCTCCGGTATGATACGATGGATTCCTGAAGTTTATCAGGGATTCAGAGGCCCGTACTCGGATGAGGACTTTGATTCGTACATCCACACGGCATCTCCTCAGGTGCCATATCGCAGGTGGGTGTATAAGTACAGCCGGCTCGTGCGAAAGCCGAAAGAGGTTGAGGCATTAAGCTTCTTCTTCAGAAAGCTCATGCACGATCTGCACCAAACCACGCCAGTTCCATGCAAATGGGATCGGCGATTAACGGGTTTTGG